GCGGCGCAGGTCACGCAGGACACGAAGCCGCTTCGCCGGATCAACTTCGACCGCGCGATCCCCGAGATCGCCGACGTGCTCTCCGTGCCGCCCGAGTGGCTGCATTCGGACGACGAAGTTGCCGAGCAGGCGGGCCAGGATCAGCAGGCACAGGAGATCGACCAGATGGCCAAGGCGGCCCCGGCCATGGCCGGCGTCATGAAGGCCGCGGGCCAGATGTCCCAACCGACGAAGCAGGGCAAATGAGCGAAGACCCGTTTATCGAAGACGGCCAAGAGCCGCCGGCCGAGGCGCACGCCCGCGAGATCGCGGCGCAGCAAGTCCTCGTCGACCAGCGGCATCGGGCGCTCAAGACCGCCTATGCCCGACTGTTCGCAACGGGCAACGCGACCGAAGGCGATCGCGAGATGGTCATGAACGACCTGATGACGTTCGGCCGCATGTTCGAGACCTCCGTGCCGATGCCCGGCGCGCGAGACCCGGCGTGGCCTATCGAGGTTCTGGAGGGGCGTCGGCAGATGGCCCTTCGGATCATGGAGTACGCCAACCTGCCGCTCGACGTCCTGTTCCACCGTTATTGGAACCGATAGGAGACCAGATGTTCAAGTTCCCCCTCCCTGTATTCCAGGCTCCCGACCCGCCGGCCCCGGCCCCCGCGCCGGCTCCGGCTCCGGCTCCGGCTCCCACGCCCGACCCGAACGCCCCGCCCGCCCCGCCAGCTCCGGCCCCCGCGCCCGCTCCGGCCCCCGCGCCCGACCCGAACGCCCCCGCCGCGATCACGCTGCCGCCCGAGGGTGCGCCGCAGGACGCGTGGGACGCGTTCTTCAAGGCCGCCGGCCGCCCCGACGCGCCGGACGGCTACAAGATCGAGCTGCCCGAGGGCGCGAAGGTCGACGAGGGCTACAAGACCTGGGCCACCGGCACGTTCCACAAGCTCGGCCTGACGGGCAAGCAGGGCGCGGAGCTGGTCAAGGCGCACCACGAGTTCGTCACGGCTCACGCGGCGCAGGAAGCCGCCAAGGGCGAGCAGGCGATCCAGACGCTCAAGACCGAACTCGGCGGCGACGACAAGTTCAACGCCTTCGTCGCCGAGGGCCAGAAGGCGTTCACGGCGCTCGGCCTGCCGGCGGCCACGCTGAACGCGCTCGAAGGTGCGGCTGGCACGCACGCCTATCTCTCGCTCATGGCCGCGCTCGGCAAGAAGATGGGCGGCGAGGCCCCCTTCGTGTCGGGCGGCGGGGGCGCAACCCCGATCTCGCAGATGACCAAGGAGCAGGCCAACGCCGAGATCAACAAACTGTACGGCGACGCCGAGTTCAACAAGAAGTACCTCGACGCGAAGCACCCGGAGCACGCGCAGGCCGTCAAGCAGATGAGCGACCTGTTTGCACGGACAGCTTCGCCGACTTGACATCCGCCTAGTCTAACATCAGGCGTTTAAGGAGCAGGGTCATTCCTGCTCCTTTTCGTTTGTCCAGCACCGCTCTAGGGGGCAAAGCCATGGCCGAAACTCTTGCAACCTACACGGTGCCGGAGCATCACGTCACCCAGTTCACTGCCAACGTCCGCGCGGCGTTGCAGCGGATGGGCGGCGTCATGCGTCCGAACGTGACGGTTGGCTCCTACACCGGCGAGAAGTCGCAGGTCGTCAACTTCCTCGGGCCGGTCGAGTTCATCGAGCGCGACACGCCCTACAAGGACACCGTCATCACCGAGCCGGAGCACACGCAGCGCTGGATCAGCGGGCGCGACTTCGACGTCGCGATCCTGATCGACCGCCTCGACACGCTCCGCATGATCTACGACCCGACCAACCCCTACGTCGAGCGCATGCGCGAGGCCCACGGGAAGAAGGAAGACGAGATCATCATGGCCGCGTTCTTCGCCGACGCGAAGGCCGGCAAGAACGGCTCGACGACCGTGTCCTTCCCGGCGCAGGACGTCATCGCCCACGGCGGCACCCGCATGTCGGTGGCCAAGCTGCGGGCGGCGCGCAAGCTGCTCAAGAAGCGCCACGTCGACCTCCGCATGGAGCGCCCGCGTATCGCCGTGAACTCCGAACAGGTCGACGATCTGCTCGGCGAGGTCGCGGTCGGCTCGTCCGACTACAACGCCGTGAAGCCCCTGGTGGACGGCGAGGTCTCGCGCTTCATGGGCTTCGACTTCGTCCCGATGGAGGAGATCATCCCCTCCTATCTGGACACCGGCAACCTCGTCCGCCGGCTCCCCGTGTGGGTGCCGACCGGCATGCACATGGGTGACTGGCAGAACCTCGCCATCACCATCAACAACCGGCCGGACAAGAACAACATCAAGCAAATCCACGGCTGCTTCACCGCCGACGCCACCCGGATCGAGGAAGGCAAGGTTCTGGCGCTGGACGTCCGCGAGTAATCGCGGGCGGCCCTAACCAGCCAATCCACAAGGAACAGTGTCATGGCAGTCGAAGACTTCCTCGCCGAGAGCCTCAAGACCGGAGTTCGTCAGTTCCCGATCGACGACTACGGCAAGCTGCGTCTCATCCACTTCGAGATCGTCCCCGCGGTTACGGGCGATGCCGGGTCAACCGCGCAGCTCCTCCGTCTCCCGCACGGGCGCATCCGGCTCATCCCGAACCTGTCGCGCTTCTGGCACGACGCGTTCGGCGCGTCCCGCGTGCTCAACATCGGCCACGCCGCCTACCAGAAGGAGGGCGGGGTCGACGAGGCTCTGTCCGCCAACGCCTTCGTCGCAGCCAACGACGTCTCGGCGGCCGGCACCGCGAAAGTGCTTGGCACGACGCGCAAGTACGATATGTTCTCGCGCAAGGGCATCGTCGTCACCGCGAACGTGACCGGCGGGACGTGGCCCTCGGGCGTCAAGCTGAACGGCTACCTGGCGGTCGTCACCGAGTAAACAATGGAGGCCCCGAGTGGCCGCTCTTACCGACGTTGCGATCTGCAATCTCGCTCAAGAAAAACTCGGGGCCGAGCACATCGCCTCACTCGCCTCGCCGCAGGGAACCGCGGCGAGGCGATACGCTTTGATCTACCCTCACTACCGAGACGTCGAGCTGCGAGCCCGACGCTGGCGCTTCGCGCTCGACGAGAACGTCAGCCTCACCGCGCTCGTCGGCTATTCGACCGACGAGGACTACCCTCACCGCTACCTGATGCCGCCCAACACGCTCCGGCTCGTGCGCGACAGCCGGGACCGCTGGAAGCAGGTCGGCGACGAAGTGTGGGCGCAGGACGCGTCGGGGCTCAAGGTCGACATCATCCGCAGCGACATCGAGCCCGGCAGGTTCGATCCCAACTTCGTCGACGTCCTCGCCTGTCGGCTGGCCTTCGAGGCGTGCGAGAAGACCACGCAGTCGAACTCCAAGCGCGCCGAGCAGTGGGAAGCCCGCCGGGAAGCTCTCAAGGTCGCGGGTCAGGTCAACGCCTTCATCACCGGGCCAGAGAGCTACGACGCCGACGACAGCCAGTATAGCTGGCTGACGGAGCGGGCGCTCTGATGGCCAAGGTCTCGCCGATCCTCCGCAGCTTCAATGCCGGAGAGTTCTCGTCGTTGATGGACGGCCGGAGCGATCTCGATCGCTATCCGGCGTCGATGCGGAAGCTGTTCAACTACATCGCCGGCCCGCAAGGGCCGGCGATCGGCCGCCCCGGCACTTTCATGGTCACGCCGGTCTACGATGAGGAGAAACGCTCCGCGATCGTGCCGTTCGTGTTCTCAGAGCTGCAAGCTTTTCTCCTTGAGTTCGCCGACGAGAAGATGCGGGTCATTCTGGCGAGCGGCCCGCAGCTCTCCGGCGGCGTGCCTTACGAGATCGACACGCCCTACAGCGACGCGGACGTCGCCGGCCTGCGGGTCGTTCAGTCCGGCGACGTGGTCTATCTGCTTCACGAGAGCTACCGGACCCGCAAGCTGTCCCGGTACGGCGCGACCGATTGGCGGCTCACCGAACACGCCATGATCGACGGCCCGTTTCTGCCGACCAACACCACGTCGACGCGCCTCTCGCCAAGCGGAACAGGCAACGTCGGCATGACCGCTTCGGTCTCTGGGCTCGCCGCACAGCAAGTCACGATCGAATATACGCCCGCCGCGCCGGTAGCTATCTCGGGCTACTATCTCCAGTCGACGGGGTCGAATAGCGACCCCGACTATAGCGCCAAGGACAGCGCGCCGGCCGACTGGCAGGTCGACGGATGGGACGGGACGGTCTGGACGACGCTGGATCAGAAGTCCGACCACGTCCTCTACGATAACAAGCGCACGCCGTTCTTCCCGTTGTCGGTCCCGGTCGCCTACGTCAAATACCGGGTTGTGGTCTTTGCCGTGCAGCGCAACGGCCCCGTTCAACCCGCCTTCACTGCGTTCTTCGCGGCGGCCGGCGCGTCGATCACGCTGACGGCGTCGAGCGCGGTCGGCATCAACCGGGACCAGGGCTTTTTGCCTACGGACGTGGGGCGGCTGATCCGCTACAAGAGCATGTCGGACGGCTCGTGGGCCTCGCTTGTGATCTTGAGCCGCGTCAGCGCCACGCAGGTAACGGCCCGCCCGCAGCAGTCCCCCCTGGCCGACGCCAACGGCACGGGCGAGTGGCGTCTTGGCTACTGGAGCGACACGACCGGCTGGCCCAACTGCGGCACGCTGTTCGAGGACCGGCTGTGGCTCGGCGGGTCGAAAGAATACCCCGACGTTGTCGTCGGTTCGACGACGGGCGCATATGAAAACCTCGCACAGACCAGCGAAGCGGGCGTCGTGTCGGACGACAATGCCGTGGTCTTCCAGCTCAACAGCCGTAAAATCTCGCGTATCGCTTGGATGCAGAGCGACGAGCGCGGCCTGCTTATCGGGACGGGCTCGGGCGAATGGGCCGTCACGAGCGGGGAGCGTGATGGCGTCATCACCGCCAGGTCGATCAAGGCTCGCAATTCCACCGCGCGGGGCTCGGCCGGTGTCGAGCCCGTAAAGGTCGATCGGCAGATCGTCTACGTCCAGCGCTCGCAACGCACCGTCCGCGAGTTCACCTACGTCTACGAGGCAGACGGATACAAGTCGCCGTCGATGTCGCTGTTCGCCAGCCATGTCGGCGTCCCGCGCTTTGTCGAGATGGACTATGCGGCCGAGCCCCACTCGATCGTGTGGTTCCGCATGGGGAACGGCCGCGTCGCCGGGCTCACCTATAACCGAGACGAGAACGTTGTCGGCTGGCACCAGCACGACTTTTCGGGCGGGTTCGTTGAGAGCTTGGCCGTCATCCCCTCCGCGAGCGGGGACCACGACGCCCTGTGGCTTGTCGTGCGGCGCGAGATCGGCGGCGTGACCCGGCGTTTTATCGAGCGGATGACGCGGTTTTGGGACTTCGACATGACGGTTGACGACATTCATCTCGTCGACTGCGCCGCGCGATACGACGGGCCACCCACGTCGTCGGTCTACGTCCCGCACCTGAAAGGCGCGCAGGTCTACGGCCTTGCGGACGGGGCTGTGGTCGGCGCGGTCGTCGACGACGCCGGCATGTTCAACTTCGACGTCGAGGCGAGCACGGTCCTTGTCGGTCTGCCTTACGACGCGGTCGGGGTCACGAACCGGCTCGAAGCCGGAGCGGCTGACGGGACGGCGCAGGGCAAGATCAAGCGCATCCATAAGGCCGTCGTGCGCGTGTGGCGCAGCATCGGAGGGCTCGTGGGCCGGTCGGAAACCGAGCTGGAGCCCTTGCTGTCCCGCCAGCTCGGCGACGAGAACGCCGTGCCGCTGCGCGATGAAGACCATATCGTCGAGTGGCCGAACGGCTACGACCGCGACGCCGTCATCGCGTTCAAACGCCCCGGCCACTCGCCACTCCCCCTCAACATCATCGCGGTCATGCCGCAGATGGTCACGCAGGACGGCGGATGATCTACTTCACTGGGTTCCGGCCGCAGCACATTCTCCGGCTAGACGACGTCCAGAGCGAACAGGCCGAAGACGCCATCGCGGCAATCTCGCAGGCGGAGGCCACCGTCCTCTCCGAGATCGGTAACGCGTGGACTGGATGGGTCGGGGCCGACGTCGTCGGCTGCACCGGGTTCTCCCCGGTATGGCCCGGCCGCTCGGCCGTTTGGGCCTTGCTGACGAACAAGGCCGGGCCTCATATGCGGCAGATCACGCGCTTTGTGCGCGAAAAACTCGACGAGCACCCCGATCGCCGGGTCGAGGCCACAGTTCTCCAAGGGTTCAAGGCTGGCCAGCAGTGGATGAAGTTGCTAGGGTTCCGCAGTGAGACGCCCGGCGGCATGGAGCGCTACGACCCGGCCGGGCGCACGATGATGCTATACTCGCTGGTGCGCCATGACCGGACTTGAAATCGTCGCCGCCATCTCTGCCGCCGCCACTGTCGCGAGCGGCGTTGTTGGCGCTATGGGCGCGATGCAGCAAGGCAAGGCGCAGTCGCAGGCCGCCAATTATCAGGCGCAGGTCGCAGACCGCAACGCCAAGATGTCGCGGAGCCAAGCGGCCGTCGAGCAGGATGACCAGCGACGCGAGAACATGCGGCAGCTCGGCGCGATCCGAGCCGCCTACGGCGGGACCGGGATCGAGATGGCGGGGTCTCCGCTCGACGTCCTCGAAGACACGTCGATCGAGCAAGAGCTGGACGTCGAGCGCATCGGCTACCGCGGCGAGCTGCGCGCGCTCGGGGAGACCGACAAGGCCAACCTCGCACGAGCAGAGGCCGAGAACGCGAAGTCGGCCGGCGCGATCGGCGCGGTCGGCTCGATCCTCAAGGCCGGGACGTCGCTGCTCGGCAACCCGCTCGCCAAGTCCAAGCTCCAGCTAACGTAAGGCTCCCGTCATGGCCCGCATCCCTGTCAGGCAGGTCGAAGAAAAGGCGACGACGGAGCTTCTGCGTGTCGCTGCAAGCCCTGACGCGTTCGGGGCCGGCATCGGTAAGGCCGTCTCCGGCTTGGGCGCTGACATCGGCTCTGCGGGCGACCGTGTAAACACACTTGCCGTCGAGTTGCAGAACGAGCAGCGGCAGAAGGACGTGGCCGCCGGGGTCGCGTCCTTCGACTACTCGAAGCGCCTGCTCGACCGGCAGCAAGCCGCGCCGGCAGACGGCAAGGGCTTCTACGACGAGACCAAGAACGACTACGACGCCGCAGTCGACGCGCACGTCGCGGGCGTCTCGGACCCCAAGGCGCGCGAAGCCCTCAAGCAGAACCTCATGGCCCGTAAGCCCGGCGTGCTGTCGCAGTCGGCGAGCTTCGAGATCAATACGAACGTCAACGCCAACAAGGCGCGGGCGGACGAAGCGCTCGGTGTGCTGGAGAACAAGGTCCGCGCCGACCCGTCGAACTACGACCAGGCCGTCGCGGACGGCAAGGCGTTGCTCGCCACGCGGACGGAAGTTCCGGCCGCGCAGCGCGAGGCCATGGGCCGCGCCTTCGAGCAAGGGCTGGCCAAGCGCACCTTCGAGAGCCGGCTGGCCAACGCCGAGACCCCCGAAGAAGTGCAGGCGATCGAGAACGACCTGACGACCAAGGACAACCCTTGGCAGGCGCGCTTGGGGCCGGCGGACTACGACCGCATCCTCGACGGCACGAAGACCGCCAAGACCGCGATCCGCACGCAGGCGGATGCGTCGGCGCGTGCCGCGCTCGACACCGTCAAGGAGCGCCACAACGCGCTCACCGTGCTCGACCCCGCCGAGATGACGGCGGTCGAGGAGCAGGTCCGCAACTCGAAAAACCCCGGCCTCCAGTGGCAGTGGGCCGAGATCAAGGCGCAGCAGCAGATTTACCGGCAGTACCCCGGCCTGACGCCGCAGCAGTATCGCGAGAAGATCGACCAGGCGAAGACCGGCAACGTCGCCGGGGCGAAGATCAACCTGCCGCCGGAGATCGCCGCGGGCATCAACGAAGCCTCGGGCAAGACGGGCATCTCGGCGACCTATCTCGCCGGCATGTTCAACAAGGAGTACGGCGCGGCCCTCTACGCCAAGCAGGGCGGGGGCTCCGGCAACCTCGAAGGAACGTCGAGCGCCTACGGCCCGGCTCAGTTCACGAAGGGGACGGCCGTTGCCGTGGCCCGTGGGGCGGACGGCTTCAACGCCCGGCTCATGGGGATCGACGTCGCCGGCAAGTCCGACGAGCAAATCCACGCGATGTTCTCGGACCCGAAGGTCGCCATGATCGGCGCGGCCATCCTGGCCAAGAACAACGGCAACGCGATCCAGCGCGCGATCGGCCGCCCGGCGACGGACGGCGAACTCTACATGGCCCACTTCCTCGGGGCCGGCGGGGGCAAGAGCCCCGGCGCGATCGAGTTCATCCGCGCCATGCAGGCGAACCCTGACGGGGTCGCCGCGGACGTCGTGCCGAGCGCGGCCGGGGCGAACCGCTCGATCTTCTACGCCGGGGGCTCCGAGGGCGGGCGGCCCCGAACGGTGGCCGAAGTGTACGCGCGTCTGAACGGGGCCTTCAACGGCTCGCCGTCGCGCGTCGGCTATGTCAACTCGCAGGCATACCAGAACCTCTACGACCGCCAGCAGAAGGGGCTCAAGGAGGACATGGTCTCCTACGGAGCGTCGACCGGGCGCTTCGTCGTGGGCGAGCTGTCCGACGCGTCGAGCTGGCAACAGCGCGGCAACACCGGGCGCGCCATGTCCGACTACTTCTCCGTGCCGGGCGAGGACGTGAAGCCCTTCACGAAGGGCGAGGCCGAGCAGTTCACGAAGACGATCAAGAAGGGCTCGGCCGACGAAGTGCTCGGCGTGCTCACGCAAATTCAGGGGCTCGGCGGCGACGTCGCGCGCGCGGCGGCCAAGCAGCTCGGCGAGAGCGACGCGGTGTTCGGCTTCGCCGCCGGGCTCGTGAACGACCGCGGGCAGACCGGCGTGGCCACCGACATCATCAAAGGGCGCAAGCGGCTCAACGACGACAAGGACATCAAGGCCGCTGTGGGTGACAAGGACGACCAGTCGAGCCGCGTCTTCGCCGACCTCACCGGCCGGTCGATGATGGGGCTGGAGCCGCGGGCCATGGCGGCTATCCGCGACGCTGCGATGGCCCACTATGTCGAGACGCACGTCGCGCGAGGGGGCGGCAAGTACGGCCAGTTCGACAAGGACGCGTTCTCGGCGTCCGTTCAGGCGGTCATGGGCGGCACGAAGGGGGCTCCGGCGATCGACAGCGTCAACGGCGCTCCGACCGTCGTGCCGCCAGGCGTGAGCGGCAAGGAGTTCGATAGCGCGCTCGATCGGATGACGACCGAGGACTACGCGAGCATGTCGATCGACGGGAACCCGCCGCGCTTTCGCGACGGCTCTGTCATCACGCCGGCCGAGATCGCCACGGAGGGCAAGTTCCGCGCGATCGGCGGCGGCCAGTACCAGCTTGAGATGGCGGACGGCCGCATGGCCATCTCGCAGCTCGACGCCCGCGGTCTGGCGCGGCCGTTCACCATGAAGATCGAGGGGCCGGAGTTGAAGCGCATCGCGCAGCGCCCCGTGACCGCTCCGACCCGTATGGACGAAACCGTGCCGAAGACCGATAATCCGATCATGCAGCCCGGCGGCGCGCTCTCGAACTTCGATCCCGTCACGGGCCGCTGGCTTGGCCCGAACGGAGGTCGGAAGTGAGCGTCTTTTCCGAGCCGAACCGCGACGCCTATGTGACGCCGATCGACAACGCGTCCGCCGGCCCCAAGCTCGGCTTCCTTGGCGCGATCGAAGCGTCCTACGACGCGCAGGTTCGCACGAACTCCATGTTCGGCTTGGAGGCGGCTTTCCGCGAGCAGGAGCAGGAGCAGATCAGGGCCATCCGCGCGGCCGGCGGCGTGCCGCCCAAGAGCCTCAATGAGAGCGAGGACGGCACGCTCGGCGGTTTCACGGGCGGCATCAACTCGAAGCGCTACCTGCAAGCCGCCCGGTACTTCGTGGACGGCAAGGACGAGGACGGCATCGGCGGCATCATCGCGCAGCGGGAGATCGAGCTGGCCGAAGTGGCCGGAAAGTACCCCGACCTCCAGCTCAAGAACCTGCGCGAAGTTTTCGACACCACGCGCGAGAAGGCGCAAAAGTCGGAGAGCAGGTGGAATGAGGCTCCTACATCTATCGGTGGCGACATCGGCGGTTTTATCGGCGGCGCGGCTGCGGGCATTGACCCACGCACTGACCCGCTCAACTTCGTCACGACGCCTGTCGCCGCGGGCAGCACGGCCCTCGCCAGGATCGGCGTTCAGGCCGGAGCGCAGGGCCTCACGGAAGGCATCAATCAGCTTACAGGCGTTCAAGAGAACCGGCGGCTCCTCGGGATGGACTACGGGCTCGGCAACGCGGCGCTGGCTGTCGGCGGCGCGGCGGTCGGAGGAGCTGCGCTACAGGGCGCGGGCGAGGCGCTGGCGGCCGGCGTCAAGCGCTGGTTCCGCAACGCGCCCAACGACCCCGCGCCGCCCCCTCCGCAGCTCGACACGCGCCCGGCCACGGGCGACGTCCTCGGGCGGCCCGAGCAGTCCGTCTTCCCCGAGACGCCGATCGTCGAGCGCCGCAGCGTCCTCGAAGACTTCGACCTGTTCGCCGAGGAGATGATGAAGGGCTCCCCGTTCGGGAAGTCCCGCCGCGCCGAAGCGCTGGCGCGCGGCGACCTTGAGCACTTCACGACGCAGCTCGACGACTTCCAAGGCCCGAAGCCGTGGGAGGTTCCGCCGCGCTCGGATACCGCAGCCGCGCCGTACCCCACGACCGCCAGGATCGAGAAGCCTTTCCAGCGCTTCGTCGACAACCTCGACACGGTCGACGACCGCGCGCGCAAGGCGGACCCCGAGACGTTCCGCATCTTCGACAAGCTCGCCGAGCAGAGCGCCCGGCTGCGAGGCTGGCTCGACGAGCTGAATACCGGCAGGACGGAGAGCGCCACGGCGGCCGTCAAGGAGCTGGACGCCGAGATCGCCCGCACCGAGGCCCGGCTGGCCAAGGCGTCGCCGAAGAACCAGAGCCGGCTCGAAGCGCAGCTCGACGAGTTGCGGTCGCAGCGCCAGGAGCAGTTCGCGCAGGTCGGCGGCGTCGACACGCCCGATCAGCAGACGATCCGCCAGCGGCTCATGACGCTCGACGAGCAGATGCGCGACCTCGCGCCGGCCGTCTCGCGCGCCGTGGCGCAGGCCGAGGGCGAATGGCGCGTCACCGGCCCGAGCACCGATGCGCTCCGCATCCTCAAAGACCTTGAGAACCGGGCCGCGTCACCGTTCAGGGCTGAACGGTTCACATCTGAACCGACTGTCGAGCGCCAGATCGGGGCGACGGTCGACCTCACGAGCGCGCTCGACGCGACGCCGGTCCCCTCCCGGCCGCTCGTGCGCTCGATCGCCGACGACCTACCCGTCCTCAACAGCCGGCCCGACATCACGGACGCACTGCCGCCCAACGCCGACGCGGCCGACAGGCTCTCCGCGATCGTGGCGGCCGAGAGCAAGATCGTCGACACGCAGCTCGACGCGTTTCGCTCCGGCGTGGCGCGGTTCATGGAGGCCGAGGACGGCAAGCTGACTTTCCCCAACGGGCGGCAGCTCGACCTTGATCGCGACTTCATTCTCGTGCCAACTGCGGACGGCGAGGGCAGCAAGAAGGTCTCGCTCCGTTCCTTCCTCAAAGACGTCGCGGACGACGAGGAAGCATTTAGGGCTGTCGGCACATGTTCAATCGCCAAAACTTCGTAAGCTGCATCGGCGAGCAGCTTGAGCGCAAAGGCTTTGGCAAGAAGCGCGCCGACGAGATCGTCTCCCGTTTCAACGGCCTCGCCGACAACTACAAGGCGCAGGGCGTGGCCGACCCGGAAACGCGGGCGATGCTGCAAGTCTTCTCGGAGCAGGCCGACGCCGCGGCCGAGAAGGCCAAGCGCGCCATGGTCGACTTGCTCAAGCGCGGCGAGATCGAGGACCGCTTCGCCAACTTCATGAAGAACACGAAGGTCTTCGGCGAGGGCGAGAACGCAGCCGCCGGCCCCGGCCGCATCGCGATCTCCTTCATCGAAGACGACCCGCGCTCGGGCGGCCTGTCGTACTCGACGAACCGCGAGACCGCCACGGGCCAGTTGTGGGCGGTCGGCGGCGACGTGCTGGAGAACATCGGCAAGGGCGCGCTTGGCCGGCAGAAGGGGACGGCGCATCTCGACAACGTCGTGCGCGAGGCGTTCGGCGCGAATACGGGCGACAGCGTGGCCAAGGAGGTCGCCGCGGCATGGCGCAAGATGACCGACGCGTCGATCGACCTCATCAACCGTTCGGGCGGCTCGGCCAGGAAGCTCTCGGATTGGGCGCTGCCGCAGGGCCAGAACGCCGTCAAGCTCATCCGCGAGGGGTTCGAGGCGTGGGCCGAGGTCCACAACCGGACGCTCGATTGGGGCAAGATGGCGTGGCCTGATGGATCGCCGATCAAGGTCGAGCAGCGCGCCGACGTGCTCAAGCAGGTCTACAAGACCCTGTCCACCGGGGGCGCGAACAAGATCGAGCCGGGGGCCTTCAACGGCCGCGGCGCGGCGGTCGGCAATATGATGGAGCAGCACCGCTTCCTCCGCTACAAGGACGGCGACGCCTGGCTGGAGGTCCACAAGCGCTTCTCGGACGGCAACGTCTTCGACGTCATGACCTCCCACGTCTCGGACATGGCGCACAAGATCGCGCTCGTGCAGACCTTCGGATCCAACCCGTCCCACATGGCCGATACGATCCGAGCCGTCGCCTTGCAGAAGGCGGCCGAGCTGGACAACGCGGACCTCTCGCCGAAGAAGGGCCGCTCGGCCGTCAGCGAGACGGAAGCGCTGCTCAAAAACAAGTTCTCCCCTATGCTGGAGCAGGTCACGCGGGCGAACCCGATGGACCCCGACAGCATCGCGGGCAATCTCGTCGTCGGAACGGCCAACATCCTCACGTCGGCGCAGCTCGGCGCGGCGGCATTGCTGGCCATCCCCGGCGACTTCGTGACGTCGGCGGCCGTCAAGGCGTTCAACAAGATGCCGGTCTTCGGCGGCGTGGACTTCTACTTCAAGACCCTGGCGACCGACCGCGCCTTCATGGAGAAGATCGCGACGCAGAGCGGCTTCGTCTTCGACGAGGTCTCGCAGGCCGTCTACGCGCAGCAGCGCTTTACCGGGCTCAACACGGTCGGGCCGCAGTTCACGAAGCGCGTGGCCGACACTGTCCTGCGGGCGTCGCTCCTGTCGGGCCACACGAAGGCGGCGCGATGGGCGAGCCAGGCCGAGTTCATGGGGCTCCTCAACTCCTCGAAGAACACCGCCTTCGCGGACCTGCCGTTCAAGGAGGTCATGCAGCGGTACGGGATCACCGCCGAGCAGTGGGACGTCTTCCGCGAGAACGTGCAGCCGTGGAGCCCGCGCGCCGACGTCAACTTCCTGCGGCCGATCGACATCCTCCAGACAAAGGTCAAGGATGCTGACGCGCTCTACCAGCGCTTCCAAGGCATGATCTTGGAGGAGAGCCGGAAGATGGTGCCGGAGGGTACGATCGAGGGCAGTGTCGGGCTCAAGGACACCACGCGTCCCGACACCCTGCCGGGCGCGGTCCTCTACAGCTTCGCGATGTATAAGAACTTCCCGATCTCGATGATGATGACCTACGGCCGGCTGGCCATGTCCAACCCTGATCGGCAGGGGCGGCTTGCGCTCATCGCCGGGCTCGGCGTCGGGATGACGCTCGTTGGCGCGATGGGTACGCAGATGCGCGAGATCAGCAAGGGGCGCGACCCGCTGCCGATGAACACCCCGGCCTTTTGGGGCAAGGCGATCCTATCGGGCGGCGCGATGTCGATCTACGGGGACTTCCTGTTCGCGGGCGTCAATCAGTTCGGCCGCGGCCCCGGAGAGGCCATCGCCGGCCCGCTCGCCGGCTTCATGGGCGACACGGCGCAGCTCGTCTTCGGTGACGCGTTCTCCTTCGCCGACGCGCTCGGCGGGCTCAAGGAGCAAAAGGACAGCAAGACATTGTCCAAGCTCGTCGAATACGCTAGGCGTTACACGCCGGGGTCGTCGCTGTGGTATGCTCGGGCGGCGCTGGAGCGCCAGGTGTTCGACAGGCTGGCCGAAGTCGCCGACCCTGCCGCCTACCGGAGCTTCCAGCGTCGACAGGACAAGCAGCGTCGCGACTTTGGCAATGACTACTATTGGGCTCCGGGGGACCGTTTGCCTGATCGCTTGCCGCAATTCTAGGGGGACGCGGGATGACCGTAGCTACAACGGAGTATACGGTCGAAGGCGCGGTCCCCGTGCTCGGCGTCCATATCGCGTGTAACTTCCCGGTCCACGCAGCGGCCGACCTCCGCATCGTTCTGTCGAACGGCGCTCTCGCGGTCCTCAACGTCGACTATACGGTCCAGCTCGACGAGCCGACCTACGAGGAAGCGTCTGTTATTCCCTTGGCCGGGCTGGTGTCCAAGGCCGCTGGCCTGCCCATCACTATCAAGCGGCGCACCCCGGCCACCAACGAGACCTCCGTCTTCACGAACAACAAGCTCGACGAGCGCAAGATCGACCGCGAGTTCGACCGCTCGGCCATGCGTGACGCCGAGCTGCGCGGCGAGAGCGACGGCGCGGGTCTCGCGGCCGAGCGGGCGGAGGCCGCGGCTACTTTGGCCGAAGCCGCGCGTGACGATGTGCGCCAGCGCTGGCTCGGTGGGTTCGACTATTTCCCTGAGGACGTCGACGTCGGCTTCGTGATCGAGGACGGAGCCGGCGCTTATATCCACAACCAGCCGGACCCCGACAACGATGGCGTCTACGTCCGCGTCGGCGGGCTGTGGGAGCGCGTCGGGGCTGTCGGGCTGACGGGTCTTGTCAGCACCGAGACCGTGTTTGCCACGGCGGGGCAGACCGTCGTCAACGTGCCAAGCGGCTACACCCCCGGCCAGGTCGAGGTCTACAGGAACGGCCGTATCCAGAAGATAGGCCCGTCCCCCGGAACCGGGCTGCAAGACAACGACTGCACGGCGGATGACGGCGCGACTGTTGTGTTCCCGGCGGCCACGTTGCTTTTGAACGACTGGCTCATGTTCCGCAGGACCAAAGCGTTCGACATCGCCGAGATCGCAGCTGTCGACGTCAGCCTCGCGGCGATCGCCGGCATGACCGCGACGAACGTGCAGGCCGGCGTCGCAGAGTTGCACGGGGCCAAAGCTCCACTCGCATCGCCTGCGCTCACCGGCGCGCCGACCGCTCCCGATCCGACCGGGGGCGCGGCGGGCCGGATCGCAACGAAGGGCTATGTCGATGGGCAGTTGCAACCCGGCTCTGTCCTCGTAGCCTCGGGAGTTCTCGTCGCGCCTGCCTCGTCTATCGACGTGGCGCTGACCGGCGGCTATCAGGAATACGAGCTTGTCGTAGATCAGTATGAGCAGGTCACGTCAGCGCAGGGGACCATCTTTCGCGTGGCGACAGACGGCGTCCCGACGTTCATCTCCGGCGCGTCCACCTACGAGCAGGCTGGGTTCTACCGCGAGAGTAACGGCACGCTCACTGATAACAGCGGAGCGGCGCTGACATCCAATGTCTTTGGCACGAACCTGGCGGGAGTGGGGAGCGGTCACGCTGGGAAGATTGTCGTGAGACTATCCCAGGGAGCGGCGAGCAAGCGCGCGTTCTGGCAGGCTCGCAGCACGTTCATCCAGTCGGGCACGGGCCGGCTAACGCAGTGTGTCGCGGACGGTGCGCTCGTCGGCTTCGGCGCGCTGACCCACGCCCGCGTCATCCCGAACTCGGGGAACATCGCGACCGGCGCACGCTGGCGGCTCTACGGTTTGAGGAACTGACGATGACCAAAGCGGCCAACGAGCCCAACCTGGCGCTCACCACAAGCTCACTGCCGGACAGGTCCACGCCGGACAACCGCACCGCCCGTCGAGCGGTCAAGCGGTCGCTCGGCCTGTTCGTCAGCGTGCTCGACTATGCGCCGGCCGGCACGCCCGACTGGACGACCGCGATCAACGACGCGCTCCTCGACGTCGGGGCGAACGCCGACAAGCGGCTCCACCTTCCGGCGGGAAATTATGTCGTCTCGGGCGTGCTCAACATGGCCTACCCAGTCGACTTCTTCGGCGACGGAATGTCCTTGTCGGTCATCAAGCCGACCCATCTCGGGACCGGCCTGTTCATCACCGGCGAGTTCGGGACGGGGCCTCGCGTCCGCGATCTCACGATCGGCTTCGATACGGCCGGCGCGACCAGCGTGGCGCATATTCAGGTCACGAACTACCAGAACGTCGGGTCTCCGACGACGCAATACAGCCCTGACTTCCTCTCTCTGGAGAACCTGAACCTCACGGGGTACAGCAGCAGCAAGGCTCAATATAACGTCCTCGTGAACGGGTCGTCCCGCGTGAACACCGTGGGCGGGACGGTGGCCATTGGTATCCGTTCGATCGCCATGAAGCGCATCGTCGGCTTTAACGCCACGTTCCGCGCGCTGGAGCTTAACCATGTCCGCTCCGGCTGGTACGGGGACATCAATCTCTACGGGGGCTCGGGCGGCGTGGGCGGTGCGGCGGTCATCGCCCCGTCCGGCGTGCTGTCCTACGACAACAAGTTCTTCGGGGGCTCGATCAACGGGACGTTCGCCGTGGCCGACTGCGACGGGACGGGGCTCTATGGCGTGACGACCACGGTGTCGCGCGGGGCGAACGTTACCAACTATGTGAAATACTGAGGAGAGCGACATGGCGAAGTGGGACGAAAAGAAGCTAGGGCCGAAGCCCCCGAAGCCCCCGAAGCAGCGCAAGATCGCGCAGGCCGAAGGCGCGATCTTCGACGACGTGCCCCCGATCTGCCCCGAAGTCCCCGACGCCTCCCACTACGACAACGACGGGAACCTGCCGCCCGACATCCAGAACCAGATGGCGGAGGCGGCAAGGGAGGCCGATGCGCAGATCGCGGCCCTGCCCGTCCTCACGTCGAGCCGCCACCCGAGCGAGAAGTAAGGAGCCGTCATGGCCGGCATCAACCGCACGACCCTGTTCGCCTACGCCCGTCGATCGCCCTTCGGCGGCAAGCTCACGACCGAACAGGTTCAGGGCGTCGAAGTCATCCTCGACATGTGGATCGCGCTCGGCCTCGTCGATCTGCGCTGGCTCGCCTACATCCTGGCGACCGCGTTCCATGAGACCGGCGGCACGATGCAGCCGATCCGCGAGGCTTACGGGAAGTCGACCGCCGACACCATCGCGCGCCTCGATCGCGAGTGGGCCAAGCCGGGCCATGGCGCGCTCAAGAACGTCGCTCGCCCGTACTGGCGCGACGGCTGGTTCGGCCGCGGCTACATCCAGCTCACGCACAAGGAGAACTACGCGAAGGCCGGCGACATGCTCAACGTCGACCTGACGACCGACCCCGACAAGGTCATGGAGCCGCGCATCGCCGCGCAAATCCTGATCCTCGGAATGGTGCGCGGCATGTTCCGAACCAACCGTGTGACGAAGCAGCCCGAGCGCCTGGCCGACTATTTCGGCACCATGCCCGGCGACCCGGTCGGCGCGCGCAACATCGTGAACGGCAAGGGCGACAAGGCCCGGCTGATCGCGACCCACTACCGCGCATTCCATGACGCGCTCACCGCCGCCTCGGAGCTGACGCCGCAGCCGGCCGACGTCAAGAAGGAAGACGCCAAGCCTGACGACGTCCCGGTGGCGCAGAGCGGCAGCGTCGCCACGATCGGCACCGCAGCAGCCGGCGCGGCCATCACGGCCGCTGGCGGCGTCGCCACGACCGCCATCAACGGCATCTCGAACCAGTGGGCGCTTGCGGCCTTCGGGCTCGTCCTCGTCCTCGTCGTGATCTGCGGGGGCGTCGGTCTGTGGCTGGCGCTCACTGGCCGCTTGACGATCCTGCGCGGAAAGGCCACCACATGATCTCGACCTATCTCCGGCTCGGCGCGATTGTCGCAGTTGTCGTCGCTCTCGGGTTCGCATATCACGCAGTCAAGGACACCGGGCGGCAGGCCGAACGCGTCGAGCGCGCAGAGGCCGTGAGAAAGAGGCTGAACGATGCGACGCTTGCTGACACTGCCGCTACTCGCTGCCTTGCCGATCCTGCTTGCCGCTTGTCAGACGACGGGTTCCGGCGAGACTGAGGTCTGCTCTGCGTGGCGGCCGGTGACGTGGTCGCAGCGCGATACCCCCGAGACGATCGACGGCGTCAAGGGGAACAATGCCCGCCGCGGCGCGTGGTGTAACGGCTAACCTCATGACACAGGAGAAGCCGGTGGCCTCACTCCAGCAATTCCTCAAGAGCCCTTCGGCCTACACGCTGGCGGCCACGATCCTCACGGGGGCGGGGCTCTACTACGGCATGCTCGGCCGGCTCGACCGGATCGACGACCGCATGACCGTGCAGGCGCAGAAGGACGCGGCGCAGGACGCGGCGATCAAAGACCTGACGGTCGGGCTGTCGGTCGCCAAGACCGAGTTCGGCGCGCAGCTCGGCGCGATCCAGCGCGACGTCTCGGAGACGAAGACGGCCATCCGTGGCGTCGAGGTCTCGGTCGAGTGGATCGCCCGCACCCTGAGCCCGCGGACCCCGACAGGAGCGCCGGCCTCCACGCCGACGCGCTAGACCCGCCCCTTGTGGGTGCAGTTGTAGCGCGTGAACTCGCCGCGCTCGTACAGCTCCTTGACGTCCTGCCAGCTCTTGCGGCCCGCGCGCTGCGCCTTGTCCTCGTCGCGCCAGGCTTCGGCCATCCGGCACATGAGGGTCCAGAGGCCGTAGAACTTCTGCAAGCCGCGCTCGTACCGCATCGCCATGAAGACGTCATAGATCGCCATGCCGCGAGCGCGGCGACGGTTGCTGAACTCGTAGCGGTGGCCCGAGCAGCAGAACTCGGCCTTGCTGTTCTTGGCCTCGAAGCCGGCCCCGCATTCCAGGCAGTATCTCTCAAACTTCATGACGGCTCTCCTTATCTGAAGACCCGTTTACACGGACGGTCTCGGACCGTCAAGCCTATTCGAGCGTGATGAGTACGGCCTGCCTGCCCGCTCGCATCTCGCGGCGCACGCCCACGACGTTGTTATCGACGTTGGCGGGCGACGACAGGGTGCGCTCGATCCTGTTGCGGACGGAGTTGACGGCGAGCTGGCCGTAGAGCGGGTCGACGCGCTGGAGCATGGAGGCCGCTTCTGCCAGAGACACGGACCCGACGCCCTTGGCGGTCATCTCGTCGCGCAGCACGATCGCCATCTGCGCCTTGAGGAAGTCGGAGTTCACCTTGAGGTCGGCCGGGCTGATGACGCCAACCTCGTCGCCCGAGAACAGCTTGACGCCCGAGCGCCGGAACCACATGGGCTCGCCGTTGAGCAGCATGTAGTTGCCCTTGGCGTCGTCGAGCCGGACGTAGGCGTGGCGTTCCGCGACCGGGATGTCCATCGCCTCGCAGTCCCGCTCCGTGGCCGTCGTCAGCGTGAGCGCGATGCGGGTCGAGTTGACGATCGCCGCCGCGCCGGCCGCCGAGTTCGCGTCGCCGGCATAGGAGACCGGGCCGCTCGGCTTCTTCGTGTGGTGAACGACCATGATGGCGATGTCCGCCTTCTTGGCCAGCAGCTTCAAGACGCCCATGACATAGGTCATCTTGACGTTGTCGTTCTCGTCGCACGAGATCACGTTGCGGAGCGGGTCGACGATCAGCCAGTCACACTCCGGGTCGGCCGCCAGGGCGATGATCTTGGCGACGTGGTCGCTCTTGATCGTCGGCGGGTCGCTCTCCGTCAGCTTGAGCGGGAATTGATCTTCCGACAGCAGCATGACCTTCGAGGCCACTGTGTCGAAGTCGAAGCCGTACTGGACGCAGATGGCGTGCAGCCGGCGGCTCTGCTCGTCGAGATCGTCTTCGGCGTTGTAGACGATCGTCTTGCCGGCCTTGAGCCCGAGCCCGGCGAACGGCGCGCCGACCGCCTTGTGGGCGGCGAGCGTCAGGGTGAACGACGACTTCGACGTGCCGCCCGGCGCGATCAACGCCGAGACCTGATGACGAATGAGCATTCGGCTGGCCCTCCAATCGCGCTGCGGGATGGACGACTGCGCCTTGGCGTTGCCGAAAGCCAGCCCCTCGATCGTGATGGCCGGCACGCGCAGCTCGGGCTCCGGCAGGCTGATGCCGGCGAAGTCGAGAGCGGGATGCTTGCCGCCGATCACGCCCGTTGCGTACTGATGGGCGTTCTCGATCTTGCGGAATAGCTCCTGCGTCTCCCACGGCGGCGAACAGCGCGGGTTCCAATGCTCCAGCAGCAGCGACCAGCTCATCTCCTCGGAGAGCCCGTAGTCGCGGAGCTGACAACAGACCTGGTAGGTCGTCTGGTCGCCGCCGGCCCCCTCGATCGCCAGGGGCGCTTCGTTCTCCAGCCACAGGGTTGCAAGCTCGATCGTGTCGGCGCGGTCCAGCTCGACAGCGTCGGCCACCGAGCGGTCGCGCTCCATCGGCGGGCGCAGGTATTGAGCGATCGACGGGAGGATAGGCTGGAGAGGCGCGTCGACCTCCAGCTCATAGGCCCCGCCGGGGTGGCTCGCGTCGCCCTCCCACACCGAGCCGGGCGCGATGACGTAGCCGTTGTGCGATCGGATGTCGATGCCGGGCGCGATGCGCTCGACCGAGAGCCCGCTATCCGGCCCGGTATAGTAGGCGTGGTAGCCGCCGCGGGGCGTGCGGACCAGCAGCGTGTCGAAGCCGCCGCCGAGCTTGAAGAAGCTCTCGATCCCGCCCTTCTGCGCGTCGACATCCACGACCACAAGGCCCGTCGTGCAGACGCCGACGTTGTGGCTCTCGATCATGATCCCGAACGGGTCGCTCCACCACTGGCGGATGAGCCCGGCGTCGGTCGTGGCCATCTCGGGCCAGCCGTCGAAGATCGGCTTCTTGGTCCCGGCGCGCAGTGGGAAGACACGGAACCCCCGCGCCGCCCATGCGAGCGCATTGTCGAGCATCGACATCGCGGCCCCGGATCAACGAGAGGACAGGCGGTAAATCCGATAGGAGTAGCGGGCCTCGCCGGGCTTGATGGCCAGCGCCCGGTCCTCCAGTTTCTTGTTGATCTGCGAGATACGCTTCCCGATGATCTGTTGCTGCTCGCGCATGCGCGGCGCTGGCCTGCCGCCATAGGCAGCGGCGAACAGCTCGACGATGAGCGTGTCGCTGTCGAGCGCCAGCATGTCGAGGATCGTGGCCTCTTTCGTACCGGGCTTGCAGACGTCGGCGGTGTTCATAACTGGCGCTCCGTGATGTGGTATTCGCCGTGGACCGGCCTTGTTGCTGCAAGATAGAGTTGATAAGCGGCTTCGGGGGTCGCCGCCCGGCCGAGAGATTTATACTTTCCGTTGATGTGAGCGCGAGCGCCCCACCGGCCGGTCTTCTTGTCTTGGCTTACGCCCTTGAAGCCGGAAGTGTTCGTGCGGGGCTTAACCGCATTTTGCGAGTTAGCACTGGAGGACGCTTCACGTAGCTTAGCCCAGCGGTTGTCGGCCCGAACCCCCGCCCGGTGGTCTACTTCGCCATCCGGTTCTTTACCCGTCATGAGTTTCCAAATCACACGGTGGGCGTAGTACCGACGACTACGGACCGAGACGACAGCATAGCCTTTCGCGTTAATTGAAACTGCCGTTTCGCCGACGCGGCCCCGCCCACGTTTCTGCCGAGCGTGCGTTAGCTCGCCGGTTTCCGGGTCGTAGTTGAAATCCTGTCTCAGCGTCTCGACAGACGGCAGCGGGTTCATGGCTTCACTTCGTATAGCGCTTGTCTCGCCAAGCCGCCGCAGCAAGCGGACAGCCGGGGAGCCATGCGGGGTTGGCCGACATCAGGCGCTCGAACTCCTCGGGGGAGCCAAACCCTTCGGGGTTCTCAGACAGCAACTCGTCGTGGACGTCCAGCACGAGGTTGTAGCCGGCTGCTTCGATCCGGTCTGCGGCCTCGAAGATAACCTCACGGCTCGTCATCTGCACGTCGTTCTCGCACTGGAAGCCGCCATACATGAAGCGCGTCCCCCACTTCTTCGTCTTGCTGTTCGTGCCGTCGAAGGCGACCGACCGCTTGCCGTGCTTGCGCCGGCCGAGGATCGTGCCGTCCGGCATGGCCAGGGCGTCGTCCTCGGGCAGCACGTCGAGCACGTCGCCGTCCTCGTCCAGAACCTCGACCGTGGCCGGCTGCTCGATGATGCGCGGGTTCCAATAGTTCAGGATTTTGCCGCTCGGGCCACGCGCCAGCAGCACCTTGCCGGTCGACATGTAGGCGAGCTTGCCGTCGCAGAGCGTGATGAGCTGGCCGGGGTTGGCGACCGCGTCGATCGCTGCGTCCTGGCGGTCCCACCAGCTCTGAACGATCCTCGGGTTGGCGAGCCGCCAGTTGTCGACGACGACCTTGAGCGCCACCCACCAATGCTCGGGCAGGCCGAACGACTGCGCCTTCGTGAACTTGCCGGCCGTGGCGTCAAGCTGATTGCGCCCCGTGGTGGCCAGCACGACCTCAACGATGTCCGCGAGCTTGATCTGGTAGGTGTTGACCATCGACAGGAACGCGCCGACCGAGCCCTGATAGCCAAGGGCCAACTCCATGACCTTGCCGATCTGCCGCATGATCTTGTCGACCGCGTCGACGTCGACACCGAAGGCGCGCGAGTAGGCGAGCTTGTAGAGGTCGGGGCCGAGCCCCTGGTCGTAGGCCAGGAAGGCCAGGAGCTTCCACTGCTCGCCTCCCATCCACGCGTTGACACGGCCTTCGATGTTCGAGAGGTCGCCGCCGACGAACTCCTTGCCGTCCTCCGCGATCAGGCAGGCGCGCAGGAGCTTGGCCATCCACGGCATGACCTCGCCGTAGATCGCTTCGAGGATGTCGTGAACGACCTCGACGGGCTCGCGCGAGAGCAGGAGCTTGATGATCGTCAGAACGGTAGGTAAGTCCCGGTCAGGATCAACGCGCGGGAAGTTCTGCGGCTGAATGAGCCGCCCAGCCTTACGACCCGTAGAGGCCCCGTGGTAGACAAGAAGTCGACGCATCCGGTCGTCGACCTCCGATGCACAGCGGAGCATGGCCGGGAACTTGGCAGTCGACGACTTGTAGCCGTCTCGGCGCAGCTCAACCACAGCCTTAGCGACAGGATCGCCGACGAGGTCCGAATAGGTGATGAGTTCATCGTGGTCGCCCTTCTTCATGGAGGAGCACGGCACGTTGCGGGCGCGCAGGAACTCGACGATTTTCGCGGTCTGGCCGACCGTCTTGACCGCGCCGCCCGTTAGCTCCTTCATCCGCCGGTTGGCCTTGATCGTGGCCACACCGACCAGCTCGATCGCGCGGGTCGCGAGCTGCCTGTCGAGCTTGATGCCGCGGTCGTTGACGTGCTCGGCGCGCTCGAACAGGTGGCGCTCGCGGGGCGTTAGCGCGGCCAGCCGCAGGTCGATCGCCGTCTCGGCCTCGACGTCCTGATCGCAGTAGCGACCAAGCCGCTCGACGCGCTCGGGCTCATCCCACCATACCAGCCGGCCGTCCTTCTCGACACGCCGCGGGCGCATCATCCGCTTCATGAGGGCGTTGCCCTCCATATCCTTCGGTACGTCTGGCGCGACGATCGCCGCGACCTTTTCGAGCTGGCCAGGGAACGCGAGCGCCATGGCCCGCGCCATCGTGCAGTCCATCATCTCGATCGTGCAGACCGGGAAGGAGCCAAGCACAAGCTCGACCTCCTCGCCGATGTAGCGCCGCATCAGGACGTTCCACGCCAGGCGCTCGAACGCCTGATTGTGGGCCTTCATCGACATGTAGCCCCCGGCGGCGACGTGCATGACCAGAGGCCATGGCGGCTCGTCGCCGGGGTGCCAGCGGTTGATCGGCCCACTGTCCCCGATACGCCATGACAGCATCCAAATTCCGGTCGTGGGATGCCGCATGTATTGGTCGACGCCGACCTTCGTCAGATCGGCGACCGACCGCGTCTCGCAATCACAGTGCGCCGCGAGGTGAATGACCGTAGGGGAGCCCGATGTCGCGAAGCATCTCCTGGTCGGGCGTCAGCGCGGGCGCAGCGGCGGGCAGGGCGTGGATCGGCATCATCGCAGCGGCCGGGGCAAGCGACGGCATGCCGAGACCGACCGGCGTGGCCGCCGGCATGATCGACATCGGAGAGGCCGCGGGCATCATGCCGCCAGCGATCGGAGCGCTGGCCATCATGACCGAGAAGTCCGTCGAGGCGTCGATCGTCACGCCCGCAAAGTCCTGCGTCGGATCGGTGCCGCCGCCGCCGCCGAACTTCTCGTCGGGCGCGATGATGATGACGTTCTGGATACCGAACTTCACGCCCTTCTTCGGCTGCGGCGGGTTCTTGCCGAAGACGTAGAAGTTCAGCGTGAGCATGGCCCACACGCCCGAGTAGACCAGGCTCTCATCGACCACGGGGTTGAAGGCGCGGGTGCCGTCAGCGGCCAGCGCGCCGGGCATGACGACCTGCGGCTTGAAGTTGGACGTGCACTTCATGAAGATGTTGCCGGGGACGTACCCCTCGTACTTCATGCACTTCTCGTCCTGCATGCGCCAGGGCGCGTGGAGGCCGACGACCTGGCCCTGCGGCGTGACGCAGCCGGGGAACTCGCGCCCGCACATCTCGGTCCACTCGGCCAGCCAGGGGGCGTGGTCGACGGGGCCGCAGAACAGCAGCGTGACCTCGTGCTTCATGTTGGGGGTCTCGCCGGGCTTGAGCGTCTGTTGCTGTTGCACGGGCTTGAACAGGTGAGGGTAGGAGAGGCGAACCGGGGGCGAGCGCCAGTTCCCGTTTTCGAGTTTCGTCCACGGGTTCTGGCGCACCGCTTGCTCGATCCACTGCGGCGTCATCCGGGTCTTCGGGTTGGGAAGTGAGGCGGCCATGATCTATGCGCTTTCTGTGCTATGGGCCGGGAGCATCGGAAGCTCCGGCAGGCTGATGCCGTCCAGACTTTTCGCGATCGGATTGACGGCGTCTCTCCGGTCGGACAGATCGACCAGCGTAAGCTCGTCGTTCGGTTCCTTGATGGTGAAGAATGCTAGACTGTGCTTTGCTTGCTCCGCGGCTTCTTTCTTCTTGCCGCGGGGGGCTTTCTCTTTCGCTCTCGCTACTAGAAGGGCTTCCATGTCTGTAATACCTAGAAGTTTTCTAGGCATAACTTCGTCTAGGGTGACGTCTGTAATGAGTGTCAGGCTCTCGGCGATCTCGGCCGGGTCGCCGTCGTACTGCCGGCGCGACAGCTTGCGGACGACCTTCTTGCCGGGGATGGGGTGGCCCATCATGGCGAAGCCGAACGCGCGGCTCTCGCAGGCGTCGAGCCACGCCTTGAGGAAGGGGGCGGCCTGGACGATATAGGCCAGCCGGTCGAGCCCGAGCGTCTTCGGGTCGGGCATCGTGTCTGCGCCGACGAGGCGGATGTCGGCGAACTCGTTGGCTGCGACGTTGAGCGCGGCGGCCTCTGCGGCCGGGCAGATCGTGAAGGCGTCGCACCACCGGCACTGCTTCTTGCCCGGCACGAGCGGGGCGTCGGGGTCGAGGCAGGCCAGCACGGCGTCGTCGACCTCGTGAAGGAAGGCGCGCAGGCGCTCGGGCGAGACCTCGTAGCTGCGGATGGGGCCCTGGGGGTGGAATGCGCGCGGCTGCACGATCGTCAGGAAGGCCGAGCGGACGTCCCAATCCTTGAAGCGGGAGAGCGCGCCGGTTCCATAATACAAGAGCTGCTTGTTCTCCTCGACGTCGACGATCTCCGCGCCGTTCTTGTAGTCGATGACGTGCATCTGCCCGTACATCGGAAGCCACACGAGGATGTCGTTGTAGCCGTAGGTCTCGTCGGGCTGGACGTGGGTCGGGAGGTCGAAGCGCTCTTCGAACAGCAGCACCGCGTCGTCGTCCATGTCGCAGAGGTCTTGGACGTAGCTGAGGCAGGTGTTGACCGCGGCCCGCATCTCGGGGTCGACCGGGCGGCCGGCGTGCATGTGGTCCGGCGGGAGCTGCCAGATGCCGGCGCGCAGCGCGCCCTCCAGCACTTCATGCGCCAGGGTGCCAAGCTCGGCGTGGGGGTTGGGCAGTCGGGCCGGCGCAGATGCTACCATCCGCGCCGAGCCGGGGCAGGCAAACCAGCGATACGCGCTCGAAGCGCTGAACCGGGCATGAGCGCGCTCGCTGTGTGCCATGGTTCAGGCCGCCGCGAAGGGGTCGATCTGGCCGCTGAACACCGCAATCGCGTCGGCATAGTGCGCCGGGTTGATGTCGGCGGCCTTGGCGACGTTGTAGCGACCCGTCAGGATTTGCTTCGCGAGCGCCGCGCCCTGCGGGGCCTTGGCCTTGACGTACTGGCCCATGGCGGCGATCACGCCGTTGAGATCAGGCGCTCCGGCCGGAGCGGCGGGGGCAGCGATGGCAGCGGGGGCGGCCGGCGCGGCAGGCGTAGCGGGCGTCATGGGGACAGCCGCGGGGGCCAAAGGGGCCGGAGCGGCGGGGGCCGCCGGAGCCGCCATCTGCGCCGGGGCCGCCGTCTGCGTCGGGGCCGCCGTCTGCGTCGGGGCCACGGCGGCGGGCGCAGCGGCGGCGAGGACGGTCCCGGCGTTGCTGTTCAGAGCCGCGAGCGCGGTCTGGAGCTGGCCGGCGTCGAGGTCGGTGATCGAAAATTTCATGGAGCTACCTTTCGGGGTTGGGGTCTAACTTGTTAGACAGTTCGCGAGTGCTTCGTCAAGCGGCTGGCGCGGCGTTCATGGCGCTGCCCTCAATGTTCGCGATCACGGCTGTCTTCTCCGCGACGACACGGTTGACCGTCTCGTCGATGCTGCGGGCCAGGGTGATGAACCTGCCCGTCACATTCCTCGTCTGGCCGAGACGGTGGACGCGCATGATCGCCTGCGCGTTGCCCGCCGGGGTCCAGTCGCTCTCCATCATGTCCAGCGTGCAGGCCGCAGTGAGCGTGAGGCCCACGCCAGCGGCCTTGATGTTGCCGATGAACACCTTGCATCTCGGGTCTTCCTGAAACGCCTTGACGGCCGCGATGCGCTCGGCCTCGGGCGTGTCGCCGTTGACTAGCACGGCATGATAGCCGCGGCGTGTCAGGATGTCGCGCACGTCCATCAGGGCCTTGCGGTGCAGCCCCATGACCACGCGCTTGTCGAGGCCGGCGTCCAGCTCCTCCAGCAGCATGTGAGCATAGGGGACGGCCTTGGCCTCGCCGACGAGCCGGCGCAGGGTGGCGACGTGCTGCGCGTCGAGGAACGACAGGCCGCCAGCATCCACGGCGCGCACGACCGCCTTCTCCAAGCCGGGGTGCATGGCCAGCAGCTCGCGCAGCTCGATACTGTCCCCGTCGACCAGGGCAGACGTTAGGAAGATCGGCGGCAGCTCGACCCCGATCTCGGCCTTGATGCGCCGGATCGAGTGATTGCGGATGAGCGTTTGCAGCTCCGTGACCATGTCCTTGATCGGGGTCTGGACAGAGCCGAACGCCTTCGGGCGCGAGGAGAAGTAGCGCTTGCGGAATTGCTCCAGCGACAGCGGCATGACGCCCGCGAAGCGCAGGAACGGATAGATGTCGATCGGGTCGTTGGGGATTGCCGTTCCCGTCAGCCACCACGCCTGCTCGCACCACATGACGAGGCCCGTGCCGTCCGCCATCGGGCCGAGCAGCGCCTTGGTCCGGCTCGTCTCGGGGTTCTTGAGGTAGTGGGCCTCGTCGATAATCATGAACTCCAAGACCTCGCCGAGCTTGCCGATCTTCTCGGCCCACTTCGTCGCCATCTCGTAGCTCGTGATGAGCACGTCGTAGCGGCCTGTCGACCAGGCGACGAAGTCGTGGATCGTGACGCCCTTGCAGATGCGCCGGTCCAGATGGGAAAACTTGGCGAACTCGCCGCGCCAGTTCTCGCGCAGCACGGCCGGGCAGACAATGATGCCGCGCTTGAGCCGGCGCAGATCGAGCGCCCTGATCGCCTGCGCGGTCTTGCCGATCCCCATCTCATCGAACAGGCCGGCCCGCTGACGTTGGGCGATATAGGCCGCGCCGACCTCTTGGTAGGGGAAGATGTCTAGCGGCATTTCAGGGCCTTCAACTGCTCGACGAGGCGGGCGCACTCGGCCTTGACGGCGCGGCGTTTCTCGACGTGGCCAGCGAGCCTCGCCAGGGCCCTATAGCGCCGCCTCGCGTCGTTGAGCTGCATGCACAGGAAGACGGGGTTCATAGCAAGCCTGAATAGTATTCTCGCCAAGCGGCGTCGACCTCGCGACTGTTCTCCGGCTCGCAGTCCGAACAGAGGAAGCCGTGGGCCGTCGAGTACGGGGCGACCTCCCACGTCGACCACGACCAGCAGCCGCAGATGGCGCAGTAGGCGGGCCGGGCGAACTTCCCGTGGCTTGTGAGCGGCGACAGGGTCTTGAACCTCCACGCGGCCTTGAAGCGCCAAGCGAGGTCGGCTCTTGCTTGCTCGCTCATCTCAAGCCCCCACGTCGTTCATCTGATAGGCGATCGTCCCCTCGACGTCGCGCTGTCTTTGCCCGTTGCCGAGCATATGCCTGTAGCCGAACAGGGCCATGCAGGCGGCCTCCATGCGGTCGACGCGAGCGCCCCCGCGTGGCCCGTAGAATTGAGCCCCTGCGTCCGGCAGAAGCTCGTTGCATCGCTGCTTCACGGCCGCGGCGCGCTCCTTGTCGTCGGCGGCCGTGTCGCCCTTCTTGCCTGGCAGCTTCATGATCTTCTTCCACGTCTGCGCCGGCACGGTCTCCACGGGGATGCGCGCGTTGATGAGCGCCATGTAGACGAGCCCGGTGGCGTAGCCGAAGACGAAGCCCGACGACGCGCTCTGCCGTGGCCTGCCGCCGACCGCCTCCATGACCGCCAGCTCCACGCCCATCATCTTGTAGGTCTCGATCAGGTCGGCGACCCTGACGGCGTCGATCCGGCTGCGCGTCTTCTTGCCGACCGTCATCTGGAAGGTCGGCATGTCCTCGCAGAGCAGCACGCCGGGGCCGTAGACCGCGAGCGCGCCGTTGAGGCCGGGGTCGATCCCGAGGACAAGGCTCAATGCAGCACCAGAAGGTTCGGGATATACTGGACGACCACGAAGACGAAGTGGCCGGTGTCTTCGTCATGGCCGCATTCGGAGTGCGTCACGAGGAGCGGCAGCTTGTGCTTCTCCTTGAGCTTGTCGATCGCGTGGGCGATCGTGTCTTGGATGTGGGAGGGCCAGTCGTTCAGCGTCCCCTCCAGCGGGCCGGAGACGTTCTGGATCATCCGCCATGTGCGGACCTGCGGGCCTTCCTGGCGCGGGGCTGTGGGGAAGCGCTGCTCTGTCACCGGCTCTCGATCCTCATCCTGCGCGCCATGCGCCGTTTCGTGTCCTTGGCGAGCTTGCGGCTCAACTCCTCGCGGATGGCCAGCAGCTCGCCGAGCTTGTGGTCTACGAGGGCGGCCAGGTTGCGCCACATGGGGTCGATCTCGAACTCCGCAGTGTCGCCGATCCTGCCTTGCATCAGGCTTCGGAGTTCCTTGCGCTTGACGTCCAGCAGACGCGCAAGCTCGGTCTCCGAGAGGTTCAGTGCCGCCGTCACGCGCTGCATATACGGCGGCACTGTCATGCGTTTACACGCGGTCCATCAGGCGGCCGGTGAGCTTCTGCGGGAAGACCCCGGCGGCCACGAGAGCGTCGTGCTTGAATGAGCGCTGGAGCCCGCTGTTGAGGCGCAGCGCCGGGCGCGACGTGGCACAGAGCAGCGCGAGCCGCCCGGTGGCCTTGTTGACCGCCTCGGTGTTGAAGATCAGGCGCTCGATGCGCGCCCTCTCCGCATTGACGGCCGCGACGGTCTCCTCCGTCTTGGCGTGGTCCTTGAGCTTGGCGACGTGGCCGTGAAGCGTAGCCGTGTCCATCAGACCGCGCCCAACGCTGCGCGGGCCGACGCGAGGCCCTTAAGGTGCTCGTCGATCGCCTCGGCCAGGGCCTTGCGCTGCTCCGGCCCGAGGTCGCATGCGATCTTCTCCCGCACCATGTTGTTGATGGTGGAGCGCGAGAGCCCGAGCTTTTCGGCCAGATCGGTCTCGGTGATCCGGCCGTGCTCCTTGAGGCCCCGCAAGGCCGTGAGCGCGCCGGGGTTCGCGACCTCGACAGGCCCCTTCGCGGCTTCGAGCGCGTGAACCTGCACGAGACCGTCCTTGACCGTGGCGGCGACAGTCGCGGCTCCTTCGCTCGAAGCGTCAGTCTCGACGACGACATCTCCGATCAGCTCGGCCATCTCCCGCGCCTCGCGCTCCTCATCGGTCTCTGCGGCCGGTGCGGCGTCTTTTTTCTTGCGCGTGCGCTTGGGCTTCTCTGCGGGCTCAGGAGCCCCGCCAGCGCCCTCGGGGGCCTTGAGCGCCACGGACGGCACGCTGGCGGGCTGGAGCTGTTGGCGGGCCGCGGCGATGGCCTCGTCGCGCCATCCGTGGCTGTTGGCCTTCCACAGGCGCATGCAGCGGGCGATCTCCTCCTTGTTGGCGTAGTTCTTCGCCAGCGTTTCGAGGGGGCCTTGCGCCAGGATCGGCTCGTCATCGGCCGCGAGGTCCAGCAGATCGACCAGACCGTC